CCTTCATCCACTCGATCGGATCGCCCTTGTGCAGGTTCCACAAGATATTCGCCGCGGGCCACCCTAAACGATTGGTGAACTCGAGCGGCCAGCACTGGCCCTTTTCATCCACGATGCAGTTGACATCGACATCCCCTAGGTGTCCCATCTTGACGAGATCATCTTCCAACGGGGCCAGAACTTCGTCGAAAATCTTCGAATCCGCCACGTACTTTAAGAGCGTTCCTGACTCCCCGCAATTCGGTCCGCAGTTACCAGAGAGTAACTTTTTGAATTCCCAATTCTCGTTGGGCTCCCCGATAAAGCCGTCACTGCCCATCCACCGTGAGACCGCAAACTCAATGCCCTCGATGACCTTCTGCAGCATCACCGGGCCCTTGCCGCCCATCTTTAGGTTCTGCCAGCGCTGAAGCCTTGCGATCATGTCGGCGGGGGTCTTGCCGACGTAGGAGAGAGACTTATCCTCCTCATCGCCCAAGGTCTTGAACACATAGCGCTCACCGGACTTGCGTACATGCGCCTCGGCCGCGGCAAGGTCGGGAAACTGCTTCCACTCCGGCACCTCGATGCCGTGGTCGGTAAAGAACTTCATACCTTGGGCACGTTTGATCTCCAGAGCTGCTGATTTTGCTGAGGGCCCAAAAACACATACACCCAGTTTCTTGAGCATATCGAGCTTGGGGATGAAATCGTGATTGCCCGTGGGCACCACGAGGTCGGCCTCGCGTGCTGCGGGAAGCCAATTATCGACCCGTTCGATGCCTTTAAATCCCTTTCCCGTCTCCGGGTGGTTATCCTTGCCCATCCAGATTTTGACCTTGTGCCCCGCCTTGGCCGCCCGAATCCCGAGCGGCAGGCCCTCCCCGACGCAGTCCATGCTCAGAATCAGTACCTTCATTGGGCATCACTTAACCTGGACTTCTCTTGCTCTTGATCAGGTATATCCCTGACCTGGGGTTTGCGCTTCTTGCCCTTGTCGGCGATCTTGCGGGCCTCTCTTGTGACCACACCAGCTTTAGGGACACGCGGTTTGATCGCCAGCGCCTGATAGGGCTTGCTCCCGAGGATTGCCCGGGCAGCAGGCCGAGCGCCAGCAGCCAGCGCGCCAGCCCCCATGCCGGCAATTCCTCCGGCCGCAGCACCTTTACCGCCACCAGCGAGAACGCCCAGCCCAATATCCAAAGCGCCAACAGGATGCCCACGTATATTCTCCGGGTTCTGGAATGAGCGATCAAAGGACGCTTTCGCCCGCGCCAGGGTGCGAAGATTGCCGGTCAGGGGCTCGCCCTTCTGCAGTTCTTTTTCGAGCACGCCTAAGTCCAACTCCCCCGTCTCGGTGAGGGCATCCCGAATCGTGTAGAGTTTGGCAAGCCGGGTGCGGGCATCACGAAATGCTTTGATGACGGAGCCCTTGCCGATGGATTCGCCGTGCCGTTCGATGGCTTCTTCCATCGCGGTCGCCAGTTGTCTTTGCGCACGGGCTAGAGTTTTATCCCCAGAATTACCCGAAAAATTATCTGATGCTCGTTCGCGAAGTTTTGCGATCTTGCTGATCATGGAGTCAGCATCGGCCGAAGGCACATCGAATTTCTTTATTTCCTTGTCAACTTCGGGCAAGACATCCTCGGGATAGTCCAACTTTTCCTGTGCAGTCGTTTCGGTAATAGCCTTGATCTTTGCTTTCCATTGGGTATCGGAGGCGAGATCCACCCGGCCCAACGTCCGCGGCGCCTTGTAAGGCACCAGCGCCTCTTTGATCCCGGTATTCACCGCACCTTTGGATAAGGGCCCCTTGATGCCGACATCCTTCGCTGCCGCTTCCTTGACCCGCGCGGCATTGCCTTGCGATATCTCGCGCTCCAACTGCGGACGGCTTGCGAGAGCCTCGACCCGCTTACCGATGGGAGCGCCCACGTCCTGACTGGTTAAGCGCAGTCCCAACTTGCGTACATCCTTGATCAAATCACTTTTCTCTTGGCCCCCCGCTACCTTCTCTGCGACCTTGGCCTCCCCGCGGGCTGCGACCTTTTCCGCCAACGGCGCGAGTGCCTTCTCAAAAGGCAGCGCGGCCACCTTGGCAACATCGCGCACCGCACCGCCCCCCGGGATGACCGCCTCGGCACCTTGCACGATGGCCGCCCCGCGCTCTTGAGCCTGGGCGGGGGTTTTGGGTGAGGTATCGACCCCCTCGACCGGCAATCGCGCTTTTTCCATCCAGTCGGTCATGGCGCCCTGGACGGTGTCAATCGGATGGGCGACGGCTTCCTTGACCCCTTTGGCCGCTGAGATCACCGCCTCTTTGGTCTCTTTCGGGTGCTCAACCGCCCCGAGGACCGCTTTGCCGGTGCGAATGATCTGAGATGCCGGGGAGAACGTCTGCGCGGTTTCCACCGCTTGCTTGCCGATCTCCTTGCCCGCACCGAGCGCGGTTTGCCCCGCACTTTCCAGGTCGCTCATCCCGGGTTTTTCTTTCTTTTCCTCAGGCGCTTTCATGCCGATTTTGGCGCGGAACTGATCCTCGGGCATGTCCGAGTAGTACTTCTGATGAAGGGCGCCTGCCAATTGATCGTCGGACATGTCGGAGTACTGCGGATATTGGGACCGCACCTCCTGGATGGTCGGCATTACCGTATCCCTAAAGGATCGTCTTTCTTATCGGTCTTCCCGCCCGGCAGGCGCGATCGATCCACCGTCTCGGACTCGGTCGCCGCCTCACCCGAAATCGCCGCCTCTTGCACGATGGCATCGACCGCTGCTTTCAATGCCTGCGGTGAATCGGCAGCGTTCAAGAGTTCCCGGTTATGCGCCCGCTTCTCCACATCGGTCCCGCCGCGGCCGCCCAAGACGTCATAGCTATTGGAGAGCGTGGTCAGATACGCCTTCAATTGCTTCAAGTTCGGATCGCTCAGTTGCTCCTTGGAATAGTTCCTCAGTTGGTTCCACGGCACGAACTTGCCCCGTGGCACCTTATCCGAGAGTTCCAGAACCTTAGGACCAATGCGCTTGATTTCACTCTCGGAGTAGCGGATTTTCCCGGCAATGGCCGCCTCGGTCTGCTCCTCCTTAACCAATCCCTTCATCTCGATCATGCGCGAGGAGATCTCCCCAGCATTGATATTTCGCTCTTTGGCGACCTCTGCCAAGCGGTTTTGTACCTTGGCGATATTGGCGCCACCTTGCTTGCCGCGCCCGAAATTAGCCAGCACGTCCTGCGCCTTCTCACCATTCAACATTCGATCCACCGCTAGATTAGTGGCATCGTCCGATATAGACCCTTCAGTGGCTTCCTTCCTACGCTGTTCTTCCTTCTTGGCCGCCGCATTCTCACCCGCCCGGTCATGGCGTTCGCGCTCTTTTTCTGAAGCTTCGGATGCGGTTGCTTTGCGCTCATCCACATCGACCTTGCGCTCATCCCTCGCGCCCTTTAACTGCTCCATGATCTGCTTGTTGGCGCTCAATGCGCCCTTTAAGGCGGAGAAAGGGTCGGGGGAGGCCATTTCCTGGTCAATCTTTGCCATAGCATTCTTTTTCACGTTCTCATCCAAGACCGTGCTATCGCGGATAGCGAGCTTGATGAGGGGCAGTTGCGCCTTGACATAGGCCTGCGCGGTCGCGGGGTCCTTGGCGGACACGGCCATCGCTTGCGAAAGCACCGGGGTCAAGAGACCGTCAATCTCCGTCGCCTGCGCATGCAAAAGCTCCACCTGCTTCATTCGATCATCGAGTTCGCCCGACTTCACTTGTTGGCTGTACTTGCCCAATTCCATCGCTTTGCCGGGTAAGCGATTCTTGGTGAGCTTCTCCTGTGCCTCAGCGCGGCCCTTGTCGGTCGAAAGATCGGCGCCTGAAAGGATATCTTTGGTTCTCTCATCGTCCGCCAATGTGGACTTTTCGGACTTCAATTTCAGTTGGTTCAACTGCTGGGTGTCGACCATGTCCTTCAGTTGAAAGCCTCGGGCCACCCCACCCGCGATGTCGGGGGGCTGGATGTCTTGAAGCGCTGAGGGGTCAAAGCTCATGATGGGGTATTCAAGTCCTTCAAGGTATTATAAGTCGCGTACTGACTTGCCCCGGAGCCCAGAGCCTTGGAGATTCCGGCTGCGGTGTTCACATCGATGCCGGCCAGGGTTTGGCCCTGCTGGGAGATAAGCCCCGCGACATTGTTCCCCGTCTGCAGTACCCCGGCCCCCGTGCCGGCCGCAGCATTCTGCCCGATGGTGACCGCATTCTCGGCATTGCCTAGGGCACTCTGATAGGTCGAGTCCGCTAGGCCCGTCGAGAACTTATCGAGCGCTTCTAAGGTGTTCCCCGAGAGCGCCATACCGGAGGCGGTCGCGGCATTCTTAGTCGCCCCCAACCCTTGATCCTTGGCGAACTGATAGCCTGGGGTGGCGGCGAGGGTCTTCTCAATGCCCGCCTGGCCCTCCTTGCCGAGCCCCAAGAGATTCTTGTACTGGTCAATCGCACCGCCCGTGCCGATGTCAGCATAGGGTTTCAAGAGCGCTTGTTGCTTCTCCTGCGCGGTTTGCTGCGCGTTGATCGCGGCATTGGTGGCATCCTTGGTCGCGTTCGCCGCCTGGTGTCCCGCGTAGGCGGTCGCGCCCGCCCCAACGACCGCCGCTGCCCCGATCGCTAGTGCGATACACATAGTCTTTTCTCCATGACGATGTCATCCCCGACATAGCCCCGAGCCTTCAGAACCTCATAGATGGGCCCCTCGATATGCGTGGGCCACCCGATGATCTCGACACTGCGCGCCCGCATGGCCGCTTCGAATTTATCCGCAATAACCGCAGTATACGCGCGATAGTTGGGATCTACATAGATGGCATCGCCGATGCCGCACAGGATGCGCTTGTGGTGCAAGCTGCGGTAGGTCAAGCCGATGACATAGCCCTTGAGGACCGTGTGCTCCCGTAAGGTCACCAAGACCACCAAACCCTGCTCGGCAAGCTCCGCATAGCGCTCCATGTCAGGCTCGATGGCGAGCCCCCGATCCCCAAAGTAAGCACACGTCGCCCCCTTGATCTCGGTGCTTTCATCCCACCCGGCCTGCGCCAAAGGCAGGATCTCGGCGGCCACACTTAAATTAAACGGCTCTTGCTCAATAATCATACAGGGGCCCCCGCGGCGTTGTGCCAGATGACCGAAGGCGTGACCCGATGCACGAACACCGGATACCCCAATGTCGTGTCATAGAACGCCAAGCCCACATAGAGCCCCGTGGTGGGCCGCGCCGCCGTTACCCCAAAGCCGCCTTGGGGACCCAACCACTGCTGCACCCCGTTCACCCACGACTGCCACACCGCGCTCCAGCGCTCGCCCTTAGTTCCAATGACATTGGTCTGCGGCAATGGTCCCAAACTCATCCCAGTTTCTCCACCGGCGCCCGTTCTGAGATTTTGATGGCGCCCTCGGTGATCACGAACTTGACGGGATCGGACATCCTAATCTTGAACACATAATCCCGGGCGCTCCCAAAGCGGCGCCAGATGACCCGCGTCAGGTAGGTGCCCACGGCCCCCAAACTCACCCAGCGCTCGGCCGACCAGGTGCGCCCGTTGTCCTTGGAGGACTGCAGCATGATCATGGGGGCAGAGCCCTGCCCCGTCTGGAGGCCCACCCCTGTCTCCATGTCCAAGTACAGGAGCGAGATGCGCACCCGGTTGAACTGCTCGAGCAAGTGCTTGGTCACGATCTCACGAATGATGGTCGCCCCATTATCGGTGTAGGCACTGTCGGACATGGTGTAGATCTGATTGCTCACGGCATCCGAGAGCAGCATCTGACCTGAGGTGTAGGCCGCCAATTGCGCGCTGTGGCGGGCCGGGGTCACCGAGGCCCCCGTCTGCACCTCACTCCAGAGCCTTGTGGAGCAGTCGTACAGAAACGAGCGGTTCGCGGTCGGAAAAGTGAGCTGATAGAAAATATGGGCATCGCGTTGATAGGTGAGGCCCACCGCGTCCTCGGTCACCGCGAAGCTGTTCCAGATGGCCTCCATGTCGGAGTCCGAGATGATCGTGACGTTGTACCCATCGAGCCGTGCGGCCTGCACGATGCCCTGGGTGGACTCCGCTAGGAACAAGAGCGCCTGATCGGCATGCACGCGGGAGGCTATGGCCGCCAACCCAAAGGTATTAGCTGCCGAAGGCAGGGGCACGAAGGGCTCGGGGAAGAGGCCTTGATTGAGCCAAAACTCCATGCCCTGCGTCATAAAGACGATCAGATTGCCGTTCAACTGGTCGACCGCGAGAATCGTATCCGAGTCCGCCGCTGCCGCTGCGAAGGCTAAGGCACTCCAGGTCGAGCCATCGAAGGCATCGGACACCCAGAAGTTCTGGGTTCCGGGTTGCTCAGCCACAAAGAACCCGGAGACGAAGGTCACGGTCTGGGCGCTCGTCGCCTGCCAGGGGGTAATCGGCACAAAGGTGCCGGTGGCAATGGTGTACAGGTACCCCGTGTTGCCGTCGACCACCACCACCTGCGTCGGGGAGATTGCCATCTCGACGTGCCCTGAGAAGGTGTTCAAGGTGCCGGTGTTCAATGTCGCCCCGGTCACGGGGTTCACGTTCAAGAACTGGTTATAGGCCACCGTGTAGAAGGAGTTATCGGTGCCCGCCATGGCGCGCATGGGCTGATTCAAGGCGCTCGCAATCGAGTACTTCAGCACCAATCCCGGGGTCCCGTAGATCGCGACCTTGGTCTTATCCTGATCCGGGCGGTTGTCGTAATAGCAATTCAGGCGCCGCTGCGAGGTGACGACGCGGCTCTTGTGACGGGTCGCACCCCCGAAGAGCGAGATTACGCGCACCTACACACCGTAGGCGTTTTCTGAGTTCGGCTGAAAGTAAAAGGTGGTGGTCTCGGCATCCGCCTCTTGCGCCATCCCCAAGCTCTCGGCGTAATTGGCCTGCATGTCCTGCGTCCAGGGGCAATCGAACATGCCGCAAATCTCCCGCGAAAGCCCCCAGCAGAGCGCCCGATACCACTGCTGCGGATACTCGGGGTTATCCCCGGGGTTGTTCAAGTCCATCACGGGCCGTAGGTACACGATGTGCAAGTGCTTGGTCACATCCTGCGCGCCGGCACAATCGATGTAGTACTGCCCGTTCGAGGTCGCGGTGTTGGATCCGATTTGGCTTTCGTAATAGAAGGAGGTGGGATCGGAGACAAACTGCGGCTGCGTCTTGTTGGGCAGCATCTCGTAATCATTCAAGGTCAGGATGTTCTGCGGGGTGTCGTTTTGGAATACATCGCGGAGCAAGCTCGTCACGATCTCCAAGGGGCGCTGCGCCTTGGTGGTGTAGTTCCACACATAGCCGTTATTGTTCGCAATGCCGGGGAGCGCGGTCGCAAGGTTCACGGTGTTACCTGAGGGCGGCCCTAAGACGGTGGTCCAAAAGAGATCCTGATTGCCGGCCGCAGTCGTGTACTGAATGCCGATGTAGTCATTCGGGTTGATGACCGCAATCGAGGTGACAGTGATCGAGGTCGCCCCGGCATTCGCGATATTGGTCAGTTGGGTACGATTCGCCAGTTGATTGAAGTTCCCGCCCGTCACGCCGGCCGCCCAGTTGTCCCCGGTGGGCCCTAACTGATACTGGAACTTCGAATACCCCAAAAAGAGCGTGGCCCTTTGGCGCGACCACATCTTCAAGCCCGGCGCAAAGTCCTGCTTGCCCATCCACTGCTTGACCATCATGTTGAGCTTGCGCAGTGAGTCGTTGTACTCCTGCGCGGTCGGGACCTCGGCCTCACCGATCGCTCCGATATTGAGCATGCCCTCGCGCACGATGTCGGCGGCATTGACGGTAAAGACGAAGGTGCCCGCGGTCGTCATGCGGCCGCCTCAGCCTTGTAGAGAATCGCATGTTCAATGGCGTGCCAGGCCTGCTCGATCGGGATCGGCCATGCACTGCGAAACCCCGTCCGCCGTCCTCTTGCAGAACTCCCACGAGTAATGCATCTGATGGCAGGCGGGTGCCTCGTTGTTGCCGCGGCCCGGGCACACCGTGTGATGGGAGGAGAGAGAAATGCAGTTGTCCCAGTCTCGGGTTAAGTTCTCGTCACTCGAGTGAGAGAGGAACACCACTTTGGGCACTGGCAGGTGTGAGCAGGCATTCATGATACCTGTCTCAGGACCGACCACACAATCGGCATACTCCAAGAAGGTCATCGACTGGCGGATCTGCCATACCCCGCTGCGGGCGTGCACTCGCGGCTCTTTCTCCCAGCCTTGCTCCAAGATCTTACAGGCCTCATTGCCCATGAAGAGCACATCCCACTCGGGGTGATGCAGCATGATGGAGGCAATGGCGGCATCCAGGTACGGCCAGGTCTTATGGATGGCCGAGCCCGCAAGACTCCACACCAGCACTTTCTTGCCCATCTTGGAGCGCTCCCGACGCGCCCACTCGCGCTCCTCGGAGGTCGGGTAGAACCGTACCTTCGGCTCATGCGGGACCCCCGCGATCTTATGCATGAACTCCACATAGTTCACATTCATCATCGAATGGCGCACAAGAGGCGACCAGTCATGCAGCGCACGACCCGGGAGCGCCAAGAATGTCCCCTCGACTGACTCACACAGATTGACCCACTTGTCGTACTTTTTCCTCTGGTGCGCCCAGAACTCCCCCAGGGCGCCATTCGGGACCTGATCCTTGTCCTGGTAGTAGAAATCATCGATATTCGGGTCGTACTTGATGACATCCGAGCCCGGTGGGGAGCAATAGACCGTGACGTGATAGCCCTGCTTTTTCAATCCCGCGACCACTGAGGAGGTCTGCAGGATGTCCCCAAAGGCCCCGTAACGCACGATGGCCGCGGTCTTCGTGGGTTTGGGCTTGCTAAAGCTGAAATACTGCCCCTGCTTCACCTTCTTGAACACGAAGTAAAGCGAGTATTCGCGCCCTTCATTGCGCTTCTGGAAGTCGACCAAATCCCACCCTTGAATCGAGCGCATGTACTCAACGACCCGGTCCTTGTTCACATTCCACTTATGGTCCGGGTTCGCGCCCTCCTCCCCGTTCTTAGGATACTCGTCCTCA